CATTCGGAGTAATAAAACCAACCCGATCCGTTGGTTCCAAATTGGCAATAACTCGAGGAACTCTCATGCCACTTCCTGGCTTGCCGATGTATCCAGGGGGTTGGCGGGTTACGTTATCCTGCTTATAGGTGGAGCTGGAAAGAAAGAATTCAGACTGGAAACCTGACTGACTAGAAATACTCGGCCGTTGTGCAACGTCAGTATCCCCGCTTTCAATGATGTCTTGCTTTGGACGAGATGAAAGCAGAGTTGGATTACCAAAAAATGAAAGGTTAGCGCGAATGTTTTTAACCATTTCATCATGGGCGATGATCTGGTTTGACATCCAATCAAATTCACCGGCACCATCAGTTCCGAAAGCATCAGGATTATTGAAAACTTCAACACAAGGAATAAATTCCATTGTATTGATAACAGTTTTCTTGTTGGTAACGCCAAACTCCATTTCGGGGGCGTCAAATCTAATTTCTTGCTCGCTATGATACTCTTCGATTTCAGTGGCGGTAATGCGCAACCGCATATATCGCTTGTCCGTATTCAATCCAACCCCCTGAAATCCACGGGTGGACTTAACCTTATACGGATAAATGATGATTACTTCTTCTAGATCACCTTCCGGAGAGTAGTAAGTTCGATAAGAATCTTTGTCGAACCAATACAGGCGATATGTTTTCTTGGTGGGGCGTATATAAAAAAGCCCTTTACCGTAACAAAGAAATCGATCCCAAATAGAATCCAGCCTGGCGTCAAGCTTGTTGAATTTTATGACTTGCTGGACAAAGTCAAACCGCTGCGTACCAAAATTATCTTGCTCTGGATAAAACTCAACACCCTGCCTGATGCCAAACATTCGCATCTGGCTGAGATGAGCATTGACCAGCATCGTGTCTGCCGGTCCACTACCGTCCCTAGTAATGACTGATTTGAGAATGTCGTCAAGGACAGTCTTATTGCCGTCGCTCATGGGATCTCAGGTCAGATTACTCTTCAATATCGTAGCCAGCAGCAATACGTTTTAGGGTAATCACGTCGTCTTCTACTTCCAATTCAAAACGTTCGTTGGGTTGAAGCGCCATGTCGTGACACAATTCGTCGGGAAGAGGGATTACGGCAGAACCGTACACATCCTGTTCAAGCTCGACGTTGAAATAGCTGGTGGACATCGTTTGGATTTTCTCAGTCTAGGTCCAAAATACTTTATACCACGTAATCCAGATTAAAACTCAAGCTGCAATTTTCCTCGGGTCATTAACCCATTGCACAGCCAAACTAATGCATCAACCGCGTCGTCGTGTGAACTCACTCCAAAATTAACGATTTCATCAGTCAAGTATCCAAAGCGACGAAACTTATTGAAAATAATTTTTCTTTGTTCAAACAAGCCCATGATTCCACGGAAACGAGCGACTTTGTCACCACGGAATCCTTTGATGGCATGCCAATTCAGGTTGTATAAACCATGGTCTCCAAGACAGATTCGTTTAAAGTCTGCTTCCAGAGAAGCCTGATAAGCGACAGCTTCAGACCAGATATCAATATTACTTCCGGTGGGGAAATATCTGCCATTATCCTTGTGAACAATGCCCCACTCTTCCATCATTTCCATAAGGACCTCCAACTTCTCAAGGTTACCCATAATCCGAATTCTCTTGCAATCAATAATTTGAATCTTGTCTCCCACTCGACCACCCATGACAAATACTGTGTAGTCGTTTTGTTCCCTGACGCCTGCCGAGAGATCAACACCAACACCAAGGGAATCGAACTGAGTTGCAATGGTTCCCTTAACAATTAAGTCTGGAGAAAGGGATAGCTCACTCGTTTGGACAATTTGATTTTGATACTGAAAACTAAAGGCAACAGGGGCTTGGCGACGGCGATCCCTAAGATAATCGAGGGACCACAATTCTGGCCAATACGACATTTCTTCCCCATCTTCACCAATAGTTATAGCAGACTGAACAATTTGAACCCAATCGTTCGGGGGAATAAAAGTACTGTTGTGAATATCATCATGACGGAATCTAGTTCCAAGGCAAATCGCACGACCACCTTCAAACATGGTAGGAACAATAACTGAATTCCAGTTATCTTCCATTGCAACCCGAATGTCCCTGTTTTTAATATCATCAGCAGACTTAATGGCGTCATCAATGATACAAAGATGAGAACGTTTTGAAGTCACGGCGCCCTTCAAACCTGCACAACAAACTGTGAACTCTTCTTCACCAGTCGATTTAATACCAGCGAACTTCCAATCAATGCTCCAGTATTCATTGGAGTTAATGCCCTTTGCAATTTTTACAGTAGGAAAAACTTCCCCATATGTCTTACTTTCCTCAATAATTCTTTTGATCGCTGCGCTCTTTGGTCGGGCAACATCAACAGTGTAGGAAATGTAAAGGATTTTTAGAGGTTTCTTGGCTAGTGCGTGAATTCCGATTGCCCAGGCCGTAAATAAACCTAAAACCGTGGACTTGGCACTACCTCGTGGAGCAAGAATATCAATGTTTGGTCCAGCAATCCCAACCAGGCACTCACTATCTTCGCCAGTGCAAAGGTACTTATGCCACTCTTTGTGGTGCTCAGCAGGTGGTTTGTCTCCTACGGCCTCACAAAAATACCCAAAGTCGCTTCGAGCACGCTGAATATCAATGGCGCTCGTTTGCTTTACAACTCGCTTTTGTGCGGCTGCACGAGCAGTACGCCTGTAAACAGAATAAAGACTTGTACCTGCCATGGCCGTAGCATAGCGTGTTTAGCCTTAAGATTCCTCTGCCAAAATTTTGGTCCAGACTCCCATAGACGCCTCCTGAAGTGGCCCCTCAATTGGATCATCTCTGAAGATTGAAAGCATTTCCCGCAAAGCCCGATCGGCACCAGCAAGGATTAATCCTTGTTTATCCAAAAGAACTTTTTCATCGTTTAGCTGTTTAATCGAGCCGCGTAATTCTTTTTGAAGCATGGCGATCCTGGAAGTTCCCATGTCTTGCTTGACCATTCCCATGTCAATGGCATCCCGTAACTTGGCAATGTCCTGTTGCATGGAATCAATTTCATCCTCCAGCAAAGCATTGAAATTACGCTTCTTGAATTCTTTCTTAGACCATTCATCGCACTCCACGATGCTTCCTGTAAACCCGAGGAACCGGGCATACAGGTACATCTGGATTGGTGAGGTAGTGCGTTTACAAAAGGCAAGAAAGGATTCGCGGTCTTTATCGGTTAAAGACTGGATCCATTCCGTCATGCTCGGTACTGCTGTTGGGATTGCTCGTAGTCTCGGTTCTCTTTATAGCGCCGGAACATCTCAGATTGCAAGTCGGTAAGACGCTGCTCTTGACCTCTGGTTTCAGTTGTGAGGCGCTCTTGTTCGCCAAAGGTTTCCAGTCCCTTCCTGTACTGTTCACCAGAAGCTACCGTCCCAGCTCTTTCCTCAGTTCCACGGGCGGCAATATTCTGACGCTCTTCAGCACTTTGGGCTTGGAAACGACGAACATCTTGACCAGCAAAAAACTCTGCGTTGGTGCGATCCAGCTGAGCGCCTAGCTCCATGTTAAGCCTTTGCTGCGCACCGCTGACTTCGTTTAACGCAACCTGAGTCTGCAACGATTGGGTAGGCACCGGAGTTGGAGGCGCCGGGGGCGGTGGAGCTGGCGAATAAACGATAGTGGGGGGAGGTGGAGGTGAGCCGCCCATAGCTAAATCTTTTGTATCAGTTTAGTTTAACCGAATTGAATGTATTGACCAGCGAATCGACCCTGCGATTCCTTGGCAGCACGGAGTTGGTCTGCAGTTGCTTGCTGAAGCGCCGCTTCACCCGCTTGAGCGGATTGCATTTGTGCCTGCTTGGAAGCCATGATATTTTGTACATTTGACGGCAGTTGTTCGGCAAAACGACGGTAAGCTTGACTAGCCGCCAAGTCTTCTGAAGTTGCCCGAGACCTAGCAGCAGTTAAATAAGGGTAAACCTGCGCCAGTTGTTTAGCAGATAACTCAGCCTGTAAATCTGAAAATGCTTTGGCCCTAGCTAATACAGTGGGGGTTAGCTTTTCTTCTAGTGCAGCAATTTGCTCGGCTTGCTCTAAGTGATCTTGAGTTGGGGTTGTTGGAGGCTTTTGTAGATACGAAGGCGTAAAATTTGAGGATGTCGAATAAATGTTTGGAGTAAAATTAAATCCAGCAAATGCTTTCGACGGGTCAAACGGAGTGTTTGCTGAGAAGTTGTACATTTGAAATTACTAATTACTGATACTGCATGCGATTAGCCAAAGCTTGAGTAACACCACGACTGGCTTCAAGGCCCATTTCTTTAGCAGCATTCTGCGCTCCTTGAATCATTGCAGCTTGTGTTGCAATGTTTTGCTTTATACCCTGTGCGGCCATTTGTCTGGCAAAGTTTTGCTTTTCTGCAGCTTCTGCAATTTGGAATTGGACATCTCCAAGGCGTTTCAAGCCTTCTGCCGATGCTTCAGCTTGACGAATTGTTTCAGCACTCCGAGTCATGCCGGGTACCCCATAAACATCGGTAATACTTGATCCATATGGGGTGATGTTTCCAAATTGATCAATTTGAGCATATGGTGCTCCGGGAGTTTGATATCCTGGGGTGTACGGACGTTCTCCAGCCAAGCCTAATCCAAGTTGAGTCGCTCCTCCTAAAACATTACTTACCCCAGCACTAGTTCCTCTAGCGACTCCGGCTAACGTTGGTACTGCTGCAATGCCTGCCAGTGGGATACCGATTTGCGCGGCAGTTCGCAAGGCACCCTTTGTTAAAAATGGTGCGGCTGCTTTTTGTGCCCCCAATCCTAGAGCTTGGCCAACACCGGTCTGTGCTGCCCCAAGAGCGGCACCAACTCCAGCTTTACCGATGTTTGCTTGTGCCAGGTTTTGAAGTCCGCCCAATCCAGATTTAACAGCTCCACCAGTCAGATATCCAAGGCCACCCTGTAATGCAGCTTCGAGTATGTTACCCTGTTGCAAAGCAGGCAACGCAGATGCAGCGCCGGTCAAAAGAGGCAGAGCTTGCATTGCCATCCTTGCACCGGTTGCTACGAGTGGTAGAGCCATAATCTGTTAATTCTTCTTAGTTGTTATTTTAATCTGAATAATCTTACCAATCAGTTTCACTTAATCCACTTAAGCCGGCTGATATAAAGGGTGCTGTGGGTCCACCCATAAGCCCAACAACTGGAGCAGCAATCCCAGCAATTTGACTAAAAAGTCCTTTTTGACCTGGGGTCCCCCGAACA